CCATAGGAGACTCGTCTAAACCTACTGCTAAATATCTAAACGCATCGGCTGCGTGTGATGACCAATCATGTAACGGTCGGTCATGAAATACATTTCTTTTTTCATCAAACACTCTGCGGTAATTTCGTAGAGCATCTAATCCTTGTTTTACTTTTTCTGGGTCAAACCAGCATCGCGGTAGTATTCGTCTGACTGATTGAATACCATCATGTACATTAAATCTGGGTGCTATTGTGATTTGTAATCCAGCATCTTCCAACATTTCTTTTCTCGATTTACCTGTACCCAACTCTCTAACGGCAACATCGTGAGGAAGAATGTGTGTTGCATACATCCAATCGTTTTCTTGTAACCAGCTCACATAATAATCAAGACCAACACCATGATTTTCCACATAGTCGACTAACCTTATCTCTTTGTTGACCAGTTGTGCTACCCATATTGCTGTAGAATCAGACATACCCAAGTCCCAGCCTGTGTATGTTCTCGCTAAACCATCTGGTTCTATAGACACTAATCTACCTTTTTCTTCTAAATCATGTATCAGTTTAGAATAGTAAGAACCCTCAACAGGAGCTTGGAAAGAACATTCAAACTCTTGCATGTATTTGTCTTCGCCCATTTCATCATAGGCAGCTTTTAATTCTTCTTTAGGGAGTAATTCTGTTTCTGATGCTTTAAACTCAAGCAAAGACCAACCTTCGTTTTTCTCGCCTCTGTCTCTTAAATCTTTAAAATGGTTTTGACCTTTCGGTGTTCCCATTGCAATACAGTAACCTTGTCGGTCAGCTAATGCTGGTCGTAGAATCTCTGTAAACAAAGAAGGGTTGACATCACCTATCTCATCAATAACACAGCCGTCAAGATAGATACCTCGAAGAGAGTCTGGGTTATCAGCTCCATACAAAGAAATCCTGCGACCCATAAAATCCACTCGTAGTTCTGCAATGTTTGCTTTACCTCCTAGCGGTCTGGTGTACTCAAGGAGATAATCCCAAGCCACTCGTTTCGCTTGATTGTAAGTTGGTGCAATGTAGGCAAATCTAGGGTTAGATTTGTCAGAAATTAACGCTGAATGTATCAGTTGGTTAATTGCACATACGGTTTTGCCCATTCGTCTATGAGCAACCACTACTGAAAAACGGTTGTTCTTAACGAGTTGGTGTATCTGTTTTTGTGGGTCACGGGGTCTATACCCTGTATCTATTGATTGCGACTCCATAGTGGGTCATCGCTCCTTTATTATTTATTTAATATTTATTTTTACTGGTCTTCCATTTTTACCTATAAAGGCTGTTCCTACTTCAGTAGCTACATCAGTTAATCCAGAAGATAATCCTTGATTTAATATTTTTGCTGGTGTTCTTTTAGATAATTCTAAAACTTTTTCAGGTGTTGACATATTGCCGTACATTTTAACCAAATCATCTAAATACTCATTACTGAAGTCATAATTATCAACTACAGTTATTGTTCCATCTGGATTGTATGTGTATGTAAATCTTCCTAATGTGTTTTGTAATGGGTCTGATTCTAAATTTAAAAATTTATCATCTAATAAAGAATCTTCATAATATTTGTCTCCAACATATCCAGAAGATTTGGAGGTATTAATACCTTGCTCTTCTATTAAAGATTTTAAATTAGATAATTCATATTCTGTTAAATCTTTTTCAGTTAATGGTTTTGTTTTATCTCCAAGCAAAGATTGCAAATACCATCTTTTTTCAGATGATACATTATCTTTCCAAGAATCATAGATGTAATCTAACAAGCCCATATATACATATTACCTATTTTTTTTTAGTTGTTCCATTCTTTCTAATCTAGCTTCACGAGACATGTATAACCATTGTGCTAAATCTTCGTAGTCTCTACCGCATGAGATACAATGATTGTCCTTCATACGACAGACACCGTTGCAGGGTGAATCATCAGACACAATCACCGAGATTTTTTATTAGACTTTGCAGTCTTGGCTGCTTGTTTGAATTGTTTGGCTGTAGGTGCTCCTTTTGCTCCTGCTTTACGCATTTTTTCTCCGCTTCCTGCTGCGATTCTTTTTCGTTTTGCATGGATATTTGCATAAAGTCCTTGTTTAGCCATTATTGTATACCTAGTGCTCTTAATCTTTCTATAGCGTTAATACGCATTTCTCGTGGGGCAGACATATCATAAGCAATATTTAGAAACTGTTGTGGGTCAACCATTTCACCTTGTGGGTTTTGTAACAATCCGCCTGTATAGAGAGGCATTTGACCATCTGCATAGTTAGGTTGCATTTCATTTGCTGGTAGAGACAGCATTTGTTTAATTGGCTGCATTATTCCTTTTTCAATTTGTTGTTGCTTGAATCGTGCAATATCTTCATCTGACAACATTCCAGATGTAGGCTGTTGCATCATTCTCATAATATCTGTTATGCTTATTTGTGCCATAATTATTTACCTTTTTTTCCGTAACCTTTTTTACCTTTGCCTTTACAAGCCATCATTTTCTCCTAGTGTAAAATTTGTAGTACCCTAGTTTTCAACGCTGTTGTAAAAACAGTCTACAGAAAAAAGGGGGGTGGGGGTCTATTCTATTCCTGTAATGACTTTTACATGAACAGGAGCACCGTCTGGGTCTCCGCCATGCTCATGCTTTTGTGTCTCTTTCCACTGTGCACGAGATTTAAGCCAAAATATCATAGAAGTCGTATCACCTGCTTTAGCTTTCTCATACAATGTACCAGCAATGACAGAGTTAGCCTCAATACGACCACGCTTAAGTTCTTCTGGATAATACTTTGTGAGGGTGTCAGCAGAGATTGACAACATAGTTGCGATATCTTCGTACCGAGTACCTACTTTACTTAATTCATACACTTGTTTTCGGGTATCGCCATCTGGAAGGTGTGGGGGTCTGCCTACTTTTTTGGGCTCGACTTCCCCCATTATAACATTACTGTCAATATCTTTATTATCACTCATTATTAAACCTTTGTCAATTTTATTTTACTTATGATTATTGTTAGTTTGATTAATTATTTAAATCAATTATATCTTGTCAATGTAGATTGATACTGTTATTATTATATTAAGCCTTGAGCTTACCCGTTCTTTAAAAACTATTTAAACTTTATTAATCTTTTAAAAGGATATTATTATGTTTACTATTCCAGATGGATATTTAGTTGATTCAATTCTTAATGCTGTTAACGATGATGAGGATTTATTCAAACGCCTAAAAGAGTTTCATATGACATTAAATGTCAATGGCGTTGATCCTGATTTACATTCTAAAATAGGGCTATTTATCAGAGTTAATCTGAATGATGCCATGTCAGAGTTATATGATAAAGCAAAATCATTACATGAAATAGAATATGCTTTTCTAATTCGGTGTTTATTAGATGAGCTAGATAATTCCGACCTTATTATTTTAGGTAAAAAAGCAATTCAAGAATTATCACTATAAATCCAAATCAAATACAATATCCCTTTTTTAAGTCCGAAAAACTTATTAGAGGGATAATTGTAAACTTAAACTTACAAGGAATTATTATTATGACAGTAGAAAAAACTAATCAATTTATTCTTATTTCAGATATTGTTAATAATCAATATATAAAACAAAAGTATATTGGTTATTCAATTAAAGACTGTAAGAAAATGTTTAAACAATATATAAATGAATATAAAACAGGGGCTTTTTAGCCCCTTTTTTTTGCTCTTAATTTATGTATTCTTTAGGCGTAGTTATCCCATCGATAAACATTATACACTCATTTAAAATAAATGTCAATAGAAAAGGGGTATTTTTTTACCCCTTTTTTAATCTTTTTTAACAATATTTCTTTTATCTAAACTTGTATTTAATAAATATCTATCTTTTAAATAAAAATAATCTTTATTAAAATCATATTCTTTATTATATTTACAACACCAAGCCAAAGAATATTTAAATTTTAATTCATATTTATTTATATATCTTTCAATTTTTATTAATTCTTTTCTTATTTCACTTTGCATATGTTTATTAAAAATATTATCTGAATAATCCCCCTTATATTTTGATAATCTATCTAATTCTATTGTTAAATCTTTTTCATAGTTTTTTAAATCTTGATATGTTTGCATTTTACTCTCCAATAAAATTAATACAATTCTTATTATACATAAAAAAATAATAATGTAAACTTTTATTTACAATTATTTTAATTTAATTTATTTATTAGATTTACTTGATATTTACTTATAGAATATATTATGGATATAATATATATAGTTATTGCCTTTTGGTTATCATACTTGATAAAATCATTTTTCGCTCGACGCTTCTTACGGCGTTCGCTACAAATGATTAATTTATATTTAATCACTAAATAAAACTAGATTTTATCATATTTTAAGACTTTTGTAAATACCCTAAAAAACACTAACATAAAAAATAATAATAAAAACAATGATTTAAAAAATAAAATAATTTATTAAAAAATAATTAAAAAAAACTATTGACAATATGAATTGACATGATACTATAACCATGTAGTAACAATTTATTAATTATTGGAGAGTAATTATGAATAATAAAAATAAGTTTGATTTAGGAAAGTCATTATTATTTGAATATCAAAATAATAAAAAATTTAAAGATATTTGGGATAGTTTAGAGTTAAAGAAAAAATCTGATACCCAAAAAACAAAAGGAGAGTAATTATGGAATTAGTAAAAATTCAAGCATATAAATATCAAGAGTTAGATGATAAAGCAAAAGAAAATTATATTCATACAATGTGGGATATGCCATTTTACTATGAAATGGAAGATGAACATGGGAATAGCATAATGAAATATGAATATTTTGGAGATTGGAAGTTATCAGAACAAATAGATTTTTGTGAGTGTAATGAATATTTATTTGATAAATATGGTAACCCAATACATCATTTAATAGAAAAAGGAGAGTAATTATGAAATATACAATAGAATTAGAGCCTAGATTTGATGAATTATCAGATGAATCTATGTTAAAAGTAACATCATTAATAAATGCACTAGCTAGTCATAGATTTTATTGTAATGTAGAGGAAAAAACTAATAAAGACATAGAAAAAATCATAGATAAAATTCATGGTGTTTATTCTAAAAACTATACAGGAGAGTAATTATGCAATTTAATACAGATTTATTAGATGAGTATGCAGAGAATGAGGGATATGAAGATTGGGAGATTGTTCCTCAAAATGATGAATCGCCATACTTTGGTGATTTGATAATTAGATTTATTAAATAAGGAGAGTAGAGATGAAAAATAAAAAAGTATCATTCCATAACAATCATCTTATATACATCAATCAAGATGTGATAGAGGTATTGCAAAAAAGAACATGGCAAAGAAAATGTAAAGACTTCTTGACAATGCTAACTTTGCCATTTATATTGACAGTGTTGTTTGTTTTTATGGCATATTGTGTATATATGTTAAAATACTTATAGGAGAGTAAACATGAGTGTAATAAACCAAATACAAAAAGCATTTAATAGAGTAGATGAAAAAATATACAAAAAATATCGTGATTTATTAAAAAATCATGATTGGTATAGTGAATACTCTGATGACCATAGGAGGTGGGAACAGGCATCAGTAGAATATACAGAAATTATGTGTATTGCTCAAAATATGGATAGAGATTATAAAATATTTAATGAGTATGCACCTGATGAATACAAAAAGGAGAGTAAACATGATAATTAAACCAACGGCAGAAGATTGTGTTAGAGTTACAATCGGAAATTGGGAGGTATGGATAGATGATAGCACAGGAGAAAAAATCATTAGCCAATACTTTTTAGATGATAAAGATGTAAAGGAGAGAAAGTGATTATAGACATCATTGTGGGTATTATTATTTATATTATTTTAGCAGACTAAAGGAGAAAAATATGCAAGACATAACACTAACAGGCATTATGCCGTATTTTGATAATTCACAATCAAAACTAGCAACAACATTAGGGGTATCAAGACAAGCCGTCAATGTATGGTTTAAAAACGATAAGATACCTTTATTAAGGGCTTATCAGATTAAAGACATCATTCAAGACATGGAAAAGGAAACCGTGAGTGAATGAGTTAAGCACAGGTGAAATTATAGCCGAACTAACCATTGACAGTGATAAGATTGATGAACTAACAGGTGAGTTAGAACAAAAATTCTCTATCATAACCACAGATGATATACGCAAGGATATTCATAGTTGGTATCGTGGTGGTATCAAAAAAGGTAATGGGCTAGGGTTTCATCATACTAATGAGGGATTTCTCATAAGACCACATGAAATTACAGTGGTATCAGGCACAAATGGTTCAGGCAAGACCATGTGGTTATCACAGGTAGTGTTAAAGCAATTACAAAGTGGCACAAAGTGCATTATAGCCAGTTTAGAAATGCACCCTATATACACTTGTAGCCGAATGATGACACAGTTAGAAGGTCATGCAGATGTTACAGATGACTGTATTAATAACTTTGTGGATATAATGAAAAATAAACTATATATCTACAATCAAGCCAATGTAACTAAAACAAGAACCATCTACGCTATGATTGAATATGCCTACAATATTTTAGGATGTAAAATTATAGTGATAGATAGTTTGATGAAGATGAATGATATTGCAGAGGATAATTATGATGCACAGAAGAAGTTTGTAGACCAATTAACTTCAATGTGCCGTAAATACCCTATTCATATCTTTCTAGTGGCTCATACAAAAAAAATGCGTGATGTGTATGAACACCCATCTAAAAATGATGTGCATGGCAGTAACCACATTGTCAATCTTGCAGACAATCTGTTGACTGTATGGAGAAATAAAATGAAAGAAAAACAAATGGAGGATGATAAACTATCAGATGAGCAAATAAGAAATATCCCTGATGCTAAAGTCTTTGTGCAAAAACAAAGAAACTACATAGGGGAAAACGGAGAGCCTACTTTTAACTTTTATTATGACCGAAAGGGCATGAGATATAGGGATAGACCATGACAATAAACGAACTAATCAAGCAATTAAAAGAAACATTTGGAAATGATATACAATACAGAGCCGTATCCAAAGACGGAAAAGTCTTTAAAACTCAAGGGTTTGATGATACGAAAAATAGTGTTGACAATCGTTTCAAAGTGTAATATATTGTAAATACATATTAACAAGGAGAGTAAATATGAGTAAAATTAAAGAGCAGTATGAATATCTACAATGGCAAATACAAGCCATGCAGAATGATTTACAAGAACTAGGTCAGCGTATGGATGACAGACAGCAGATGATGACCGATGAGCAACAACAACAGGAGAGTAATGATGGCAGATAAAAGTAAGTTTCAAGAATTAAGAGTATTAGATGTTTCTAAATACATAGAAAAGAAAGGTCAGTTTAGCTATTTGGCTTGGGCACACGCTGTAGACATATTGCTACAACATGACCCTCTGGCAACATGGGAATACCATGAGCCACAAATCTTTAATGACAGTATGATGGTCACTTGCACAGTCCATGCGTTTGGTAAAAGTATGACCATGCAGTTACCTGTGATGAACTATAAAAATCAAGCCATCAAGAATCCTGATGCGATGCAAGTTAATACAGCTATGCAAAGATGTTTGGCAAAAGCAATAGCTCTACATGGAATAGGGTTATATATCTTTCAGGGTGAAGATTTAGCAGATTTAGACCCATTAGATTTAATTAAGAATGTATATGAAACTCAAGGCATTGATGGGGCTAGAGCCGTCTACAATAAGATGGATAATGAAGCTAGAAAGAAATGTCAGCCATTTTTGGAGGAGATAAGAAATAACAATAAGGAGAGTCAAGATGGAACAACGCACTGAAGAATGGCATCAGGCTAGGTTAGGTAAGGTCACAGCATCTAATTTATCCAATGTAACAGCATCAACAAGGTCAGGCGAATCTGCCTATCGTAGAAACTATAGATTAAGATTAATAACAGAACGATTAACAGGTCAGCCAACAGAATTTATAATAAATCAAGCTATGCAACATGGTATTGATACAGAAGATGAGGCAAGAGACTTTTATGTATTTAAATACAATGATGTAGAAGAAGTGGGCTTTATAGACCACCCTACGATAGACATGGCTGGTGCTAGTCCAGATGGATTAGTTGGTGATGATGGCTTAATTGAAATAAAATGCAGACAGCCACATAACCATACAGAAACATTAATCTCTAATCAAATACCAAGCAATTACAAGTTGCAGATGTTTTGGCAAATGGCTTGTACTGGTAGAAGGTGGTGTGATTATGTATCGTATTGTCCGTCATTCCCTGAAGAACTAAAAATGGTAGTTATTAGATTGGAATGGAATGATGAGCAAATCAAATTACTTGAAGAAGAAGTAATAAAGTTCTTAACGGAGGTTGAGGACACCATTAAATTTATTAAGGAGAACAATAATGGCTAAAAAGTTGTATGATATATCAGTAGTAAACGGTAGCTATACCGATGTAGAAGGTAACAAGAAGAACAGATACACTAATATTGGTGTTATCATGGAAACAGATGATGGTAATTCTTTTGCATTGATTGACAGAAGTGCAAACCTAGCAGGATTTCCATATGATGAAAGCAAAGGTAACTCTATTGTTGCATCATTGTTTAAACCTAATACAGATGGTCAGAAACAAGCACCAAAACGAAATGTTGAATCTGTATCAGAGATGACAGATGACATCCCGTTCTAATTGGGTTTCTAGGGCGATACCTGTTGCTAATTTAAGGTATTTACCTAAACACGCAGTAAAAGTAGGTGGAATTAGGGGTAAAAAAGGATTTGTGACGGTTAGGCTGTGTGCAGACTGGATAAAAAGAGCAGATTCTAAATATAAGGTATTATTTAGGGGGATGTAACTCCCCCTATTTAGTATGAATTACTTGTTGCAAACATACATTGTAACTTCAAAGCCGAAACGCATTTCTGTTGCTGATGGTTTTGTCCACATAATGTTGCCCCTTTCTAATGAATTTGTAATCATTGATTACATGATGTAATTATACTCTCTATATAAATAGAGTATAACAATGGAGAATTATTTTATGCTAAAGAAAATACTTAAATATATTGTTCTTTTCATAATGTTATTTCTTATATTAGGGATATATATACATTATGATTTAATTAAAGAACAGCCTAGACCTGAATTTATTTGTTATAAAGGTAAGTTATTAAAAGCATTGGAAATTGACGATATTTATGTTAAGGTTGTGGGTACTCAATGTGAGTTATTTGAAGATTTAATTATTGTAGACAAGGAGGTAGTGAAGTGAGCGATGCAATTAATCCTGACCACTATAAAATTGGAGGGATAGAAACATTTGATGTCATTAAAGCAAAGTCAACAACAGAAGAGTTAATTGGCTATTGCAAAGGTAACAATAGGAAGTATTTAGATAGACGAGGGCATAAGCAATCTGTGAATCTATCTGAAATAGAAAAACTTAAAAATAGAATAGAAGAGTGTGATAAACAAGCATGGTATTTAGAAAAAGAGAAACAAATCTATACCGAACAACTTGCTAAACTATCTTCTCCTAAATTAATGCCTGATGAGTGGATAGAAGACCCACTGCATGACGAAAATTAAATTGGGAGGGCAGGTATGCCACAAATGTAAACAGCCTGCAAACACTTATGACAAGAAACAATGGTGGTGTGGAAGAGACTTGTCAGCACATGGGATATGTAAGAATGATAACAAGAAGAATAGCGATAGAGGGTGAATGGTTCACTGTTCAGTTTTTTAAAGAGGAGGATGGAAGCATTAGAGTTGAAGTAGAGCATGAGATTAGGGGAAAATACTATAAAATGTATCCTGATAACAAAATAATCCTAGACACAGAGCAGTCAATAGATTAGAATAAGGATAATATAAATGAGAAGTATTTTAGCTGCCTCCAAATCGCATTGCCTACAATGCGTTTACTCTCCAAACGGCTAGGATGCTTCTCTTTTTTTATGTTTGAATATGTATTAGTTGTATATATTACAATGAAACAACCAGAATATATTGGACATTTTGTAGATTGTGCAACAGCCAATGAGTATGCTATGAAGCATTATCCAAAGGCAGAATATACAAGTTGTCTACACGAAGACTATATTAATTTACCATTTGGGTTGATTAAAAAGGAGATTAAATAATGGGTAAGGGTTCATCAGCCAGACCAATCCCCAATCGTAAACAGTTTGAGGATAATTGGGACAAGATATTTGGAAAGAAAGAAACCAGCAAACCTAAACATACCGACAAGAAAAAGACTGACTGATTTAGGTTATCTTGTTGAGAATGTAGAGAAGTATAATACATTTAGTCGCCAGAAGAATGACTTATGGGGCTTTATAGACTTC